TTATGAGGCGTCTTCGCAGCTGCGGACCAATTTCGGACCAATCTTGAGCTTTTCGAGCTCCTGCCAATCATTGGCCGAATTGATCCAACGTGCATACGTCGATAAGAGCATCTGCACGCTGTGCCCGAGCTGTTGGGCGATAAATGCGGGGTTGAGACCAGACATTAAGCATATTGTCGCATACGTGTGACGGCAGTTATATGGCCTCCTGTAGCGGATACCCAGCTCTTTAAGTACTGGTCGCCACTGATGATGCAGGTCAGACGTCTGTTTTACGTACTCGCCGTTCTTCGACGGCGGGAATATATAGGGCGTTTCCGTGACACGGCCCTTGCCTGTTTTACGCCGCTCGGCGTACTGCCGAGCAAACTCCAAGGCATGCAGCGCCCGTTCATTCAACAACACGAAGCGGTCACCGCCGACCTTCAGGCGCTCGACCACTTCGCCCAGGGCGACGGTGCGCTTGATGTGCGCAACCTTCTTGTTCAGGTCCACGGCATCCCAGCGCAGGGCCAGCGCCTCGGACAGGCGCACTCCAGTGAAAAAAACGAACTCGAAGAAAGCCGCATAGATAGAGCTGGGCCAAAAGGTACCGGCGTACATCCGATCGAGGATGGTGTTGGCCTCGTCCAGCGTGAAGGGGTCAACCTCCTTTTTGCTCCGCTTCGGCAGCTGGATGGGGTCGGCCGGGTTCTTCTGGGTCAGGCCATCCTCGACGGCCGACCGCATGATGGTCGACAGCTTCACCAGTGCGTTGCGCTTCACTGCTGGGCTGGTCCACTGGGTGCCGGCGACGATCTGCCGCAGGCGGGTGGTGGTGATCAGGTCGATCCTGATCAAGGCAAGGTGCGGCACCCAGTACAGGTTCAACGCGCTTTTGTACCCGTTGCGAGTCCCTTTCACGATCTCCCGGCTATCCAGCCAAAGCTGGGCATACTCGCCAAAGCTTGGAATCCCGCCGACGGCATTGGCAGAGCTGGGAAACAGCTCTGCATATTTGTCCTGGTCCAGCAGGCCGAGCTTGATCAGGCCAGCTACCTGATCGCGAAGCTTGGATGCAGCTTTGATGCCTTGCGATGTCGGGGGATAGGGAAGCGTCTCGCTGCGTCGGGTTCCTTCGAACATGAACCGGAGACGAAGCGATCCGTAGTGGACGTCGATTCCTGGGGGTAAATCCATTGGCTTTCGAGCCATGCGTCGTACCTTCTCTTGCTGTAGATAATTCGGCCGTGGTGTTTCATCCAGACGCTTTCGGGGAATATCCCGCGTCGGCGTCGACCTTCCAGGGCGCGTTGCGTACAGCCCAGCAGCTCGGCCATGCGTTTTTCGGTGACCTTGTCGACGTCACCTTCAGATTGCGTAAACAACAGGGGCTCCTTGCCGCCACCTGGGCGGCAGTAGGCGAGGGCTGAAGTGCTTACTCCATCCCCTTGCAAAGGCGGCAGTCGATAGTTGGGGGCTCGTCCATGCCACTGGTCTCTAAGCCAGTGCCATCGCAGACGCCACATAGATCCGGACGTTCGAGAAACTCCACGGATGACTCCCATGGCTCGCCCTGCCATGTGTTGGTTCGGGGTGAGCTCGGATAGGCATACGTTTGTTTGCCAGTCATGCAGTTTTTGACGCGCAGTTGGTGGCCATCGCTGCTGTAACTGAGCACGCGTGCGTTGAACGCCCCACGGGAGTGATGGATCTTTACCAGGCAACCTTTGGGATAGACTTCCTGGGTGAACTTGAGTTGGGCGTCTGTTACCAGCTTTGCGGCAAGATCCAGCTCAAGCATTTTTGTTCTCTGGTGAGGGTTCATACTGTCGACTCCAATTGAGAGACGCTGAGCCCCACTGCAACCGGCCGCACCCAGATCGGCATGCTGCTGAGCATGAAGGTTTCGCCCTGGGCGGCGAGGAGCAGGGTGGTGCCCATCACGTGTGCTATCGCCTCGGCCGCGGCTGGTGGAACTGCATTGCCAATCCGTTCACGCCACGCTTGATCGCTGAGGCCGTCCAGCTCGAACTGCTCCTCTGGCTCAACCAGGCTTTGAATGGCTGCCAACTCAAGCGTGGTGAATGGTCTGTGCCAGGTGCCGTCGAGGCTGGTGATGATGCAGGTCAGGCGATCATTGACGGCAGGAATCCGTGGGTCGGCCACGCTCCAGCGGCCGTTGTCCTGCCGGGCACTCGCCGACACAGCGCCGGCCTGGCCGTTCCAGTCGACCACCCCGTAATGCCCGCCATGCAGGTAGGCGTCACCTTTGACCCGGCGCATACCTGGTCGTGGGTCTTGCACCGCGAATGCACCTTGTCCCGTGGTGCTGCCGGCAATCACCGTGCCTGCAGCGTTGTCATAGGGTGTCACCAGGTACTTGCCGAATCCGCCACCAGCGCGCCGAGGGTCGGCCACGCTGAATGTGCCTTGCCCGGGCGACTTCACCCCGATCACCGCACCACTGGTGTCGCCCCAGCGGCGCACGCCGTATTGCTGGTACTGCAGGGCGCCGGCTTTCGAGCGCGGGTCTGCGATCGAGAACGCGCCGTTGGTGGGGCTGGATCGGCCGGCGACTGTCCCGATCGATTTATTCCACTGGTTCACGCCCAGGTAGCCTGAATAGGCTTCCGGCACGATGATGAGGTCGCGCAGGTACCCGTCCTCGATCTCCAGGTCATTGAGGCTGCGCCAGTCCTTGCCGGCTTCGACCAAGGCAAGGCGCACCCACGTCTTCCACTGCAGGGCAGGCACTCGATGCATGGGCCCTGCGGCTCCGACGTCCCCGGCCAGCGGCATGCGGCCGAGGATGTCGCCCACGGCTCGCAAGCTCTTGTGCTCAGGCTCGTACAGGAAGGGCGGCACCTTCTCGACGTGGCGGGCGACCAGCAGGAAGCGTTTGCGGCTCTGTGCCAGCCCGCCGATCACGCCGCAATCGTGGGTGGTCTCGGCCACGGCATAACCGAAGCCGGAGAGCAGGCTGTTGATCTGGTCGAGCAGGTGCCTGCCGCGTGAAGCAAGGCGCGGCACGTTCTCGAACACCAGCAGCGGCACGGGATCGTCGGCCCACGCCTCACCGAAGAGCCAAATGCAGCGCAGCGTCAACTCGTTGAGCGCCTGGTACTTGGGGGTAAGGCTCATTTTCTCCGACAGCAGGCCGCTGGCCCCCTTGCACGGCGAGCTGATGAACACGGCGTCGGGTCGCTGGCCACCTGCAGCACGGCGGATGTCTTCCGGCGTGGCTTCTCGCCAGCCTGGTAGCGGCTCTTTTCCGTGGAAGCGGGTGTACTGGTCGCGGGTGAAGAGATCGAGCAGCGTGCCCTTCACGCCGCTCAGTCGCTCAAAGTCGGCCAACCCGGCCGGGTCCACGTCGACGCCGCCGATGCACTGCCACTCGGCCTGCAGGTTGCCCACGATGGGCTTGGACTTGTTGAAGCCCTTGGCGCCGCCGCCCAAGCCGCAGCACATATGGAAGTGCTTCAGTACGTGTTTACGCATGAGTGCATTCCTTTACGGTGGCAGCGATGGCCGGTGCTTTCCTGAGCTCTGAATGAACACGACTGGCCAAGCCCAGTATCCCCTGACACTCGTCGTAGGCCCGCTTGCACCACGGTTCGGCACCCTGCAGTTTTTGCCATGTGTTGCGCGCGAGTCGCAGCGTCTCTGCAGCGTTTTTCAGGTGCTCGTAATCGGCTCTTGATACTGCCAGTCCGGTGTACGACATGATCCGTGCTTCAAGCTCTGCAATCAGAGCCAGACGCTGCTCTGAGAGCCGCGCGTGGGTGCGCTGTTCGTCCAGCCTCTCCTTGGCGAGGGCGTCGACGTCGGCATTGAGTGCCGCGATCCGAATGGCATGGTCTGCCTCGTGCTGGGCCAGCCCTGCGGCGAAGCCGCTTTCTGTCGCTCGCCGTCTGACCACGCAGACCAGGTATGGCAGGGCCGCAAGTGTGAGTATCAAGAGGGCGCTCAGGGCCACGACAATGTGCTGTGATGTTTGCATGTGCTGTGCTCCAAAGAATTTTCGCCGCTGGCATGGCCGGTGAGAGTGCGGCAGGTGGTAACGCCCCTGTCGGTCGAGGCCGCCTGGTCATGCTGCAGACTGAGCTTGAGCATCCAGATAGGCAGCGAGGTCGTGCAGGTAAACCACGTGCTCGGCGCGCACCGAACGGTGCAGCTTGCTCAGCTTGAGGCGAATGCGGCCGGCATTGATCAGGTTGCGTAGGTGTCGGTCAGTTTTGATGTGCGGGAAGTAATGCTCCCGCACGGCGGTCAGGGTCGGACACGGTGTGGTCCATTGGCGTCGCAGTTGGTTTAGCGTGTCAGTCATGCCCTTTCCCCGATCCCCTTTGAATGGGAGAGCAACTTCACGCGGATCAGCTCGGCCAAGTGCTCTTTGCTGCTGCCCATGGCGGCTGCGCAGACCTCACCCTGATCGTTCGTAATAACGGCGCCGAAAGGGAAGTTCGCCGAGGTGGTGGGGGTGATGTAAGCGGTCTGGTCGTCTTGGATCACCTGGTCAACGCTGTCGAATGCCTCCATCAGGGCAATTACAAGCTCGGACGGGCTCCCCGTATCCATGCGCCCGTTGGCGATGTCCTGAATAAAGTCGCGCAGGTGGAGGTAGTTGGCTGAGTCGCCTTGGCGCAGCGTCAAGGTCCCAGTGGAGGGCCCAAATGTCACACGGGCAACGATCGACTCGCCATCGAGCTCGATGTTGATGTCGGCGGTGAGAGTTACCTCCGGCCGGCGCACCGGGCAGCTTGATGAGCCTCCATTCAGCAGCAGGTGGCGAAGAAGCATGACCTTTGCCAATGGCACCAAATACTCGCTCATGCGGCACCCCCTGTGTGTTGCACAGGGATTGCTCGGGCCGGGCCGGCATGGCTGGTGATGACCTTCAAGCCCGTACGCATCTCGAATGCCGAGATCTTCTGGAGGCTGTGGCAGGTGGTGGGGTGGATCAGGATCTGGCCTGATTTGAGGTGCTGTGTGTCGTTCATTGTCGTACTCATTGTGAGAGGGGTACGGCAATAAAATTAGTGTTAGTGGTTTAATTAGTCAATAGCTTTACTGTTATTTAGTGTTTTGTGCGCATCGTAGAAACGAAAAAGCCCGCACTGGGCGGGCTTCTTTTGGCTAGGTCAGGCTTTTACAGATCGACGATTTTGCGTCGCGCACGTCCATACACCTGCCAAGAGGAATCAATCTTTATCACGCGATCAGGCCAGTCTGGGTTCGTGGCATACAGGTACTGTTCGCCGCCTTCTTCGGTGATTTGTCGCAGCGTTGCGGCCTTGTCGCCCGGGCGCCTTGCTACAACGAAGTCCCCAGACTTCCACGGCATATCAGGGTCAATCACAACCTTGTCGCCTGGGCTGAAGTCAGGCTCCATGCTTTTTCCTTCTACGCGCAGAACAAATGCGCGAGGGCCAGCAGCACCCCCAGCCTCAACCCATTCTTCGATTTCATTCCTTGAAGCTCCTTCGCCTGCCTCGCAGAAGGCTACGGCTTTCACATATCCAATCACAGGCAACAGCCTCCCCGCCGGTCCCATCTCCGTGGTGTTCTGATGTGAGTCCAGAGAACTGATCATCGAACCGTTAGTGCCCATGCTTAACGTTTCCGCCAGTCGGGGGCTGACACTTTCTGGCGCAAAACGTAAAACCCGGCTGAGGCTGAGTAGGGCGGGGAGATTGAGGGCGATCTTGCCCGTCATGTATTGGCTGACGGCACTCTGACCTGCCCAGCCGCATGCCTCTGCGACCTTCTCCTGGTTGAGGGATGGGTCTGCAGCTTTGCGGGTTTTATAAGCGGCTTTAAGGCGAGCGGCTTCTTCGGCGATGTAGGGCGGTTTGGTCGTCATAGTCAAGATGCTATAAGGGATGCTCATATCTCTCAAATAGCGTGAGTGTTTTTTGCTTGCCTCATTAAATGAGCTGGACTAATATTTGGATCTGCAACCGATCCGAGGAATTGAATATGACAGTCCAATTCGGTGTCCCTTTGAGCGAGTTTGCGAAGGGTAAGAGTCAAGTCGAAGTCGCCGAGCTTCTTGGAGTGACTCAAGGCGCCATCTCTCAAATGATGCTGAGCGGCCGAGATGTTCGGGTGCTTAGCGGCGCTGATGGGAGGCCTGAAGGGTTTGAAATTCGGCGAATAGGTAGCCGGCGGAAAAAAGCAGCAGCATAGGGCGCTGGACTGGGGACTCTCACCTCCCCAGACCAGCTACGACGACACACAGCACATGCACATCGGTCGTAGGCGAAGGATAGGGCGTGCCCGTTCCTTTGGCTACACCGTAAACAGGGGTTTTACGGTTATGAGTCGCACAGATCTGTTGCCGGGCGCTGGCCCGGTTCTTTCTTTGCGCCACGCGCTTTATCGCGCAGGGCGTGACTATTCAGGTGGCATTACCCGCCTTGCATTCGAAATGGTCGTCGAGAACGATGCTTTGCAGAAGAAGCTCAAGCACGACGAAGAACGCCGCTGGCTGACTCCAGATGAGCTGGAAGATATGGTCCGGCTAACCGCCGACCCGCGCCTGCTCGATGCCTTGGTCAGGCCTGCGGGAGCGGTCTGGTATCGCCCCATTCCTGTGCCTGCAAGCCGTGAGGCACTGAAGGCGGTTGGCAAACTGCTGGGTGAAGCGGGGGAGTTTGTCGCCAGCCTGCACAAGGGAGCGGCCGACAAGCGCTGGGAGCTGCACGAAGTGCTGGACCTGGAAAAGCAGGGTGCGGACGTTATCCGCGAGGTGCTGGGCATCATGGCCGGGGCTCGTCAGGCGATGGAGGATCATATCGATGGCTGATATCGCTGACAGGGCCAATGACCAGGCTGACTATCTGCTGCAGGTCGCACTTGGGCGCCGTGTTCTTCCTTCGCAGCAGCCCAGCGCTGAATTTTGCGAGGATTGCGGGGTAGTTATTCCTTTGCTGCGCCACCAGGCTGTGCCTGGCTGCCAAACGTGCCCCAGTTGCCAGGACCTGCGGGAGCGGCGTCGATGAGTGAGCGCAACGGAGTGCCAATGGCCGCATGGGCGCGGCGCTACATCGAAACGTTTGGCCTCGCCCTAGTCCCGATTGAACCCGGTGATAAGGGCCCGAAAGGGCTCGGGTGGAACAAGCCGGGTGGTTACTACACCAGCCCCGAGCCTGCAGAAACCTTCTGGCAGCAGTATCCCACCCATAACCTCGGGGTCGTTCTCGGCCCCAGCCGTGTGTGTTCTCTGGACGTCGATGATGTGCAGTGGACGCGGTTCGTCCTGCAGGAGCAGCTGGGGCTGGACCTTGACGCGCTCGCAGTTGTTTACCCGACCGTGGTGGGCAACCCGGCGCGTTTTCGCGTGATGTTCCGGGTGCCTGACGGGGTCGAGCTAACTCGTCATTCGTTGTCGTGGCCAAATGAGTCGGACCCTGACGGCTCGATTTTTCGCGGCTTCATGGCTGAGGCTAAGACGGCGAAGCAGGCTGGTGACGTTGCGGGTGAGGCCGCTGCTAAGGCGGCGGCTGAACCTTACAAACCGTTTACGGTGCTTGAGCTGCGCGCCGGCCTGGTGCAGGACTTGCTACCTCCATCGATCCATCCCGGTACCGGCAAACCGTATGTGTGGCGCACCCCGCCGAGCCCTGACGGCTTGCCCGATCTACCGGCCGAGTTACTGACGATCTGGCAGGGTTGGGACACCTTCAAGCGCGGGGCACTGTCGATTTGCCCCTGGGCGCCGAAGTCGACCAGGCCGGCGGCTACTGCGCCGAAGCGTGCAGCAGCTGGTGGTGCGCAACTGCCCAAGGTGATCGATGAGTTCAACCGGTGTCATGACCTTGAGGCCCTGATTGCCAATCATGGCTACACCAAGCACGGTGACAAATGGCTGTGTCCCCAGAGCAGCAGTGGGCAGCCGGGCGTGACGATCATGGAAGGGAAGTTGTACTCGCATCACAGTACCGACCCCCTGGCCAACGGGCACAAGAACGATGCTTTCGATGTGTACTGCATTCTTGAGCACGGCGGCGACACCTCGGCCGCAACGAAGGCGGCTGCGCGGCTGCTTGGCATCGACAAACCCCGCCGGGCGCCAGAGCCCCCACCGCTAGGCGAGCTTCCCCCGACCCCATCGATACAGGATACCTCCAGCGCGGCCGGCTCCTCGGCCACCGGGGGAGCGGGGGAGGCTACGGCTATGGGGCTCGACGAGATTCGCCGCCGGTTCGCCCTTGTCGAGGGCACCACGCATGTCTGGGACATGGACAAAGCGCGGGTGATGAAGAAGTCGGGGTTCGAAGCCCTGATCGGCAAGGCGCTAGCGAAGGAGTGGATGGAGCTGGCCGACAAGCGTCTGACTTCCTCCGACCAGGTGCAAGAGATCGAACAACTGCGCCGAATGACCACCAAGAAGGGCGGCGCCCTCGGACTCGCCCCTATCGACAGGTACGTCTACATCGACGGCACCAAGGATGTATGGGACCGCGAAAAGAAACGCCGCATTGCTGAAGGGGCCACCAAGATGGCCCTGGGTGATGCCTATGCCTTGTGGTTGAACAGCCCCAACCGGCGCGTGGTCGACGTCGACAATATCGTTTTCGACCCGACCATGACCAAAGATCCGAATACCTACATCAACACCTTCGAAGGGCTGCCGCTTGAGCCGGTGCGCGATGACGCTGCTTGCGAGAACCTACGGTGGCTTATCTCGTTTCTGTGCAACTACGAAAAGGACGCCACAGAGTGGCTGGTACGTTGGTTGGCCTACCCGCTGCAGCACCTGGGCGCCAAGATGGACACAGCAGTGTTGATGCACTCCATCATGGAGGGCTCCGGCAAGAGCCTGCTGTTCTCCGATGCAATGGGTGAGCTGTACGGGCAATACGCGGCCACAGTGGGGCAGACCCAGTTGGAAGGCTCGTTCAACGCTTGGCAGAGCCGCAAGCTCTGGGCAGTGTTCGAGGAAGTTGTCAGCCGCGATCAGCGCTACAACCAAGTAGGCAAGATCAAGCACCTGGTGACGGGCAAGACGGTGCGCATGGAATCCAAGTTCATCAACGGCTGGGAGGAAGCCAACCACATGAACGCGGTGTTCCTCAGCAACGAGATCCTGCCCTGGCCGATCAGCGAGAGTGACCGCCGCATGCTGGTCATGTGGCCGATGGAGACGCTGCCCGTCGAGCGACAGAAGGCTATTGGCGCCGAGTTGAAGAACGGTGGTGTGGCTGCGTTGTACGCCTGGTTGCTGAACGTTGACCTGGGCGACTTCAACGAGCGCACACGCCCGCCGACCACTCCGGCACGCGAACGCTTGGTGGCCTTGAGTCGGGCCGCTTGGCAGACATTCATGAGTCTATGGCGTTGCGGCGACCTTGGTCCAGGGTTGTGGGGCTGCTGCATGTCTTCGGACCTGTATGCCTTGTTCCTGGAGTGGTGCCAGCGCAACAGGGAGCACTCCATGAGCCAAACGAAGTTTTCCCTGTTCATCAGCTCGTCGGTCGAAAAGACGCGGCCTATACCCTGGACCGATGGAAGTACACGACGTTTCGCGGCGTTCTTTTTCCCCGACCACCCTGAGGCTTCCCTGCCCCCATCGTTAACAGCGGCCGAGCTGGGCAAGACGGTGACTGACTGGCGAGCCAAGGCGAAGCTGGCGGGCTGGAATGTCGATGGCTGGGACCACATCAAGGTGCTGGCAGCATGAGTGCGATTACAGGTGTGGTGGGTGTGTTGGGTTTGTGTCGGGTTGGTGTTGAGTGGTCAACACACGTGTGGCCCTTGAGTTACGGGCCTTTCCGGGGCCTGTGTGGGGTGTGTTGGGTTTGTCGTCGCGCACGCGCATGCGCGTCTTTTCTTGAGGTTGCATGTCAGCGGAAATTTAAACCTCATGCGAGCACTGAAAAACCCAACAAACCCAACACACTAAACACAAATTCTTTTAGTGCCCTGTATTCATTGATTTTTTCTTGTGTTGGGTTTGTGTTGGGTGCCCCTGTTTTGTGTTGGGTACGGTTTTCGAGGGAGGTTGCCCCATGCTGAAGGACGTTGATGGCCTGTTGCAGTATTGGGCAGAGCAGCGCAACCAGCTCGGCCTTGGCGCCGGGTTGGGCAGCCAGATGGGTAGCATCATGGAATGGAAGGGCAATGCGCCCCGGGGCACACCTGGCACGCGGATCCTTATCGGCGGTGCCGGTCTAGATCACGTTGCGGCAGAGGTCGACGCGGCGCTGGCCGAGCTGGATCGACGGGATGCACGCGGCAAGGTGCTCGCCCACCTTGCGCAATGCCGTTACCTGCACGCGCTGAGCATCCGTGAGCAGATGCAGGAAGTGGGGTTGGCTGAGGGTGCTGAGCGTACCTACTTCAACTGGGTTAAGGCGCTGCACCTTCAGGTGATGCGTATCCTGCTGGTACGTGCCGCTCCCGAGCGCACCCATACCGTTCGTCGAGTTGGTTTGCGCTCAACTGGTGCCAAAGTTGCGTCGAAGTAGCGTCGAGGCGAATGACCGAAAACTGCCTCTTTTCGGTCTTTCAGTCCGAGGGTAAAAAGTCACCACGATCTGCAAATTGCGCTTCCGCGCTTCCCTAAGCACTGTGCTATGTCAGCCCGCACCGAGAACCCTGCCACCCGGCAGGGTTTTCTTTTCCCGACAATCTTCGAGAATTAGGTTTGTGATCCGACTGGATATTCCTTGCTGATAATCTCTTTCATCCAGAAAGCAAACAGCACCATGCCAAAGAAGAAATAGGAAGTGGCATTCCAGCAATGCAATAGCAAGGCCAGGATGTCCTTTCTTGTAGGCGGCGAATCGGCGGAGCCGAACAGGTAAATTTCCCAGATGTTTGCAGCTGCAGTGAGCAGAGCTAACAGAACGGGTATGGCCTTGGTGGAGTATGTCCAGATCCTTTTCAGGAAGTGTTTGACTTCAGCGCGTTGCTCTTTATTTAACGCGAAGCAAGCAACTAGAAATCCGAAAAACCAGCCAAATGAATTGATTGTGCTGAGCACTTCTATGATGTTTCCCATTACACACTCCACACTTCGAGTTATTCATATCAGACGGATATTGGAGCCTTACATGACGAATGAGCAACACGCGTTAATCGAAATGCCGCTATGGATGGTGATCGTTCTGTCTCTGGTCGGCGGGGTTTCCGGTGAAATGTGGCGGGCAGACAAGGCCGGTGTTCGTGGTTGGGATCTTTTCCGACGCATCGTGCTCCGGTCAGGCGCCTGCATTGTCTGCGGACTCTCGACCAACATGCTGCTGTACTCGATGGGCGTTTCGGTTTGGGCGGCGGCAGCATTCGGTTGCCTGACCGCGATGGCCGGCGCCGACGTAGCCATCGGGTTGTATGAGCGATGGGCGGCCAGGCGGTTGGGCGTCTGCGACATCCAGCCCCCGAGCGGCAGTGCAGGTCAGTGACCGGAAGTGCCCTCGGCACACAGGCAGATTTTCTGGGTCCTCCCTCGGGGGTGCCCCCTACACGGGTTAGGGAACTCGCGGGATCGCTGCAGCTGAGGTTTTTGCAGGGATGTCCGTCTTTTCAAGGGGTTAGCGATGGGCAGGATAGTCAGCAAGGTCGACTTGAGCGACATCGTCGGCCGTGACGAACGCACTCTGACCCGATGGCAGGGCGACGGCATGCCGGTACTTGAGTTTGGCGTCGGCCGGGGCAACGAAAACCAGTACGACACCCAGGCGGTGATCGAGTGGCTGATGCACCAGGCATCGCTCAACGGCAAGAAGGAATCCTCCCGCGACCGGCTCGACCGCGTGCGGGCCAACCGGGAGGAGCTGGCGCTGGCCAAGGACCTCGGCGAAGTGGTCATCGCCGCCGACCTGGTCGAGCGTTTCGAGGCCATGATCACCTCGGCCAAGGTCGAGCTACTCAACACCTTCCCTGATGCGTTGGCGTCCGAACTCTCTGCGCGGTACGGCATCGAGGTCGACGACCAACTCATCAGGGAACCCATCGAATCGATACTGAGGAGGCTGTCTGAGTATGACGATGATGATACCCAGTCAGCTGGAGATCCTGACGAACCGGACGATCCGGAGGGCTTTGAGGAAGGCGGCGAGTAAAGCGCTGCGCGCAGCCTGCCGTAAATGGGCGCCACCGCCACGGATGACCATCATCGAGTGGGCAGACAAGTACCGCTGGCTGGCGCCGGAGGAGGCGGCACGGCCCGGTAAGTACCGGTTCGACGTAACACCCCACCTGACTTGGCCAGGTGGTCCGCTCGAGGCGCTGGACGATCCAGCCGTCAGCGAGATCGTCGGACGCAAGTCCGCCCAAGTGGCCTGGACCTCGGGCGTGCTGGGCAACGCGCTGGGCAAGTGGATCGACATCGACCCGTCGCCGATCCTGGTGCTGTTCCCGAAGGCTGAAGCCGCCAAGCAGTACGTTGGCGAAAAGCTTGAGCCGATGATCGAAGCGACTCCACGGCTGCGCAAAAAGATCGACCTGCGCAGCCGCAAGCTACAGCAGCGCCAGGACTTCAAGCGCTTTCCCGGCGGCTTCCTGAAAATGGTTGGTTCTAACAGCCCGGCAAGCGTGAAGTCCACGCCGGTACCGCGAGTGGCAATCGAAGAGCCCGACGACTGCAACCTGAACCTGCGGGGGCAGGGCGACAGTATCAAGTTGGCCAAGGAGCGTCTGAAGACCTTCCGGCGCTCGAAGATCATCATCGGGGGTACGCCGACCATCAAGGGCCTGTCGGCGATCGATGCCGAACTGGAGCTGTCGGACAAGCGGGTGGGCCTGGTGCCATGCCACGAGTGCGGCCAGGCCCATGCGCTCAGCTTCGACAACCTGCACTGTGACGAAGACCCGGCATACCATCACGAGGTGTACGGTAAGCGGCGTCCGGAAACGGCGTTCTATTCCTGCCCGCACTGCGGCTCGATATGGGACGACAACCAGAAGAATGCCAACCTCAAGCACGGCCGATGGGAGCCCACCGCCGAGTTTCGCGGCATTGCCGGCTTCATCTTGAATGAGCTGTACGCCACGTTCTGGGGCTCGCGCTTCGAGGTCCTGGTGGAGAAGAAGCTGCAAGCCGAGCATGCGGCATCACAGGGCAACATCGGGCCGATGATCGCCTTTGTGAACAGCTCCAAAGGCGAAAGCTACGAGTACCAGAGCGATGCACCGAAGACGGATGAGCTGGAGAAACGTGCCGAGCCCTACGCCGAACTCACGGCACCGCAAGGCGTGCTGTTGGTCACGGTAGGTGTGGACGTGCAGGGTGACCGCCTGGCGCTGACGATTATCGGCTGGGGTCGGGGCGAAGAGTCCTGGCGCCTCTACTGGGGCGAGCTGCACGGCAACCCGATCGACCCGCACGACCCGGTTTGGCAAGAGCTGGATCGGGTCATTGCCCAGCCTATCCCTACGGCAGGTGGTGCGTTTCTGGCCGTGTCGGGCGTCAGCATCGACAGCTCGGACGGCAATACCAGTGATGCGGTGTACACCTATGTGCGCGATCGGCAGCGATTCAACATCATGGCGATCAAGGGTGCGTCCATCGACAGCCGGGACAAGGAGATTTTCACCAAGCCCGCGCAGTCGGTCGATACCTCCCAGGACAACACCAAGGCCGCTAAATACGGCCTGCGCGTGCACATCGTTGGTACCCACAAGGCAAAGACCCTGATCGATGGCCGTCTTCGCCTCAAAGGCTCGGGCCCTGGGCGCATGCACTGGTACAGCGAGATTCGCTCGGACTACTACGAGCAGTTGACCAACGAGGTGCTAGCGCCGCATCCCCGCAACCCCAGCAAGATGGTCTGGCAGAAAAAGGCCGGCCGGCGCAACGAAGCGCTGGACTGTGAAGTGTACGCCTTGCACGCGGCCCGCAGCCTCAAGACCCATCTGCTACGCGATCACGAGTGGGACCAGCTGGAGCAGCAACTGCTGCAGCCAACCCTTTTCAACACCGAGCAGGCGGTGGCGCCGGTACCGCGACGGGCAGCCGCCCGTGGCCGGGGTACGCGGAGCCGCGCCGGCTACTAGAGGTTTCATCATGACCGATGCACAACAGCGCCTGGCGGAAGTTCGGGCGGCGATCTCCGACGTCCTGAAGAAGGGCCAGCGGCTCAAGCGTGCTGACCGGGAAATGCAACGGGCAGAGCTGGCAAGCCTGCGGATGCTCGAACAGCAGTATGCCAATGAGGTAGCCCGCGAGCAGGCCGCTGCCATGGGGCGTGGCCGCAGTCGCGTTTCCTACGTGGCGATTTGATCATGGGTTTCTTTTCACGAAAGAGCCCTGCCGAGTTGCTGATGCGCGAAGCGCTCAAGCTGGCCAAGGCCACCACAGGCTCTATGCCGATTGTGGCGCAGGGTGGTGGTGGCGGTACCGAAACCCGCTGGCGGGGTGCATCACGCGTTCTACGCAGCATGGTCAGCTGGATTCCTGGCCTGGGCAGCCCGCGCCGTGACCTCAACCAGAACGAACGCCGCATGCTGGTGGCCCGCTCGCGGGACGCCATGCGCAATCATCTGATCGCCCGTGCGGCGATTACCCGCTTGCGAACCAACGTCGTTGGCACTGGCCTGGTCTGCCGTGCGCAGATTGATCATGCCGCCTTGAACCTGGACGAGTCACAGGCCGAAGAACTCAATGGCCAGTTGGATCGGCTGTGGTCGCTGTACGCCGATGACCCACGAGAGTGTGACGCCGAGGCCACGCTGAACCACTACCAGATGCAGGCCCTGGTACTGATCTCCTCGATGGTTTGTGGCGATGTGTTCGTGGCCAGCCCTGACGACGAGCGCCCCGGGTGTGTGTTCAGCACCCGGTTGCAGTTGATCGAATCGGACCGGGTGTGCAACCCCGGTGGCCAGTTGGACGGCGCGAACATGGTGGAGGGTGTTGAGTTCGATGGTTTGGGCGCGCCCGTGGCGTACCACGTCTGTACGGGTTACCCGAACGAGTTCACGGCAGGCCAGCCCCATCACTGGGAACGCTTGGAGGTGTTCGGCGAGGCGACCGGCCGCCGCCGGGTGATGCACGTGATGGCTGACAAGGAGCGCCCAGGTCAAAAGCGCGGGGCGCCGTACCTGGCGCCGGTGCTTGAGCCGCTGCAGAAGCTTGAGCGCTACAGCAGTGCTGAGCTGATGGCGGCGGTGATCTCAGCGATGTTCACCGTGTTCATCAAGAAGGGTAGTGACTTCCAAACCTCCAACCTGCCGCTGACAGCGCTGGCCAACGAAGGCCCAGGGGGTGACACCACGGCCGATGGCGAGCTGGCGCTGGGCGAGGGTGCAATCGTCGACCTTGGCCAGGGCGAGGAGCCGGTGATTGCCAACCCAGCTCGGCCGAATGCTCAGTTCGACCCATTCTTCACCGCTGTGGTGAAAGAGATCGGGGCGGCGCTGGAGCAGCCAATGGAGGAACTGTTGCTGCACTACAGCAGCAGCTACAGCGCTGCACGTGCCGCGATGCTACAGGCGTGGCGCTTTTACAGCCTGCGGCGCTGGTGGCTGGCGTGTGACTTCTGCCAACCCAGCCGCGAACTGCTGATCGATGAGGCCGTTGCCCGGGGGCTGATCAATCTGCCGGGGTACGCGGACCCGGCCAAGCGCAAGGCGTACTGCCAAGCACTCTGGATCGGACCAGCTCGTGGCGCCATCGATGAGCTGAAAGAGGCCAACGCGGCCGGCAAGCGTATCGAGATCGGCGTCAGCAACGAAACCCTCGAAACTGCTGCCATGACCGGCGAGCCCTGGCAGCAGGTGTACCGCCAGCGCGTTCGCGAGGTGGTGCAGCGGCGTGCCGATGGCTTGCACACCTTGCCCAAAGGGCGTGTTCCGGACGTCGAGCCGGACGATCTCAAACCCAACGAGGAATAACCATGCCCCGTGCATTCGAGCTGGCTGCCTCGCAGCCTTGGCTGATGCTGCCTGATGCCCTGGATAACCTGCTGACCATTGCGGATCGAATGGGCGACCCAGGGGCGCTGGAAAGCAAGACCGGCATTCGGCTGGAGAACACCCGCACTGTTGCAGTACGCGATGGCGTTGCCATCATCCCGGTGGTGGGGCCGGTGTTTCGCTACGCCAACATCTTCAACGAGATCAGCGGTGCCACCAGTACCCAGGTGCTGGCCACGGACCTGCAGACCGCCCTGGACGACCCCAAGGTCAAATCCATCATCCTCAATATCGACAGCCCTGGTGGCGTCGCTGCCGGCATCAACGAACTGGCGGACCAGATTTACGCAGGCCGTTCGCGCAAACGCATCGTCGCCTACGTGGGCGGCACAGGTGCGAGCGCCGTGTACTGGCTGGCCTCTGCGGCCGCCGAGATCGTGGTGGATGAAACAGCGGTGCTGGGCAGCATCGGTGTCGTCGTAGAGGCCGTCGTTGAAGGTGAGGCCGCGAGCGGGCGCAAGCGCTACCAGATCGTAAGTCGCAATGCCCCCAACAAACGCCCAGACCTGGGCACCGAGGAAGGCCGGGCCAAGGTCGGCGAAACGATCGATGCGATGGGCGAGGTGTTTGTCGCCAAGGTCGCCCGCAACCTGGGCGTGGACGCTGAACAGGTCCCTGCAATGGGTGACTTTGGTGGCTTGCGTGTCGGCGCCGACGCGGTCGCCTCTGGCCTTGCCCACCGGCTGGGCTCGCTTGAAAGCCTGATTACCGAATTGGCCACACCGGCCATCAACCAACCGAGGAAATACTCCATGACCACCGTTAATAGCACGGCGCAGTTGCGTGAGGCACTGGCTGCTGGCACGGACCCGGCCACCATCGAGATCGCGCAGGCCAGCCAACCCGACTTGGCGGCGGTGCGTACTGAGGCCGCAACGGCCGAGCGCGCCCGTATCACGGCCATCAACGCCTTGGCGAGCAAAGGTTTCGAATCTGAAATCGCAGCGGCAATCGATGCCGGCACGTCGGTGGAGGCGACCGCCTTGCAGTTGGTGAAGGCCTCGCAGGATCGCGGCATTTCGCTCCACGGCATCAAGGCGGATGCGAAAGGCGTATCGACTTCCGCCCCAGGAGAGCAGGGCGAGCAAGCTGAGCGCACCGTCGCAGTCAATGCCATCGTCACGGGCGCTTCGCGCCGCTAACCGGGGACAGACATGACCAATCCTGTACGCACCACCTATGCCCCCGATCAACTCTCGGCAGGCAGCTTTCCTGTCGCTCTTGACGTGGTGGTCATTGCTGCCGGCCAGACCCTTATCGCGGGTGCTGTGCTGGGGCAGATCGCGGAGTCAGGCGAGTACCAGCTTTGCGTGGCGGCAGCTTCTGATGGTTCGCAGACCCCTGCAGCCATTCTGGATCAGCCGGTGGATACCAAAAACGGGGCGGCGCCTGCCGCCATCCGGCTGACCGGCGAAGTGCTGGCCAGCCAATTGACCCTGGGCGAAGGCATGACGCTTGCGAAAGCGAAAGCGGCGCTGCGCCCGTTCTGCTTGTTCATTCGTTAAACGGAGCTTCTGATGGATCTTTTCGACACCCGCACCATGCTCGAGGCCGTTGAGCAAATGCCCTCGGCACGACGCTTTCTGCTGAACACTTTCTTCAACGGCGGCAACCCGGTGACCTTCGCAACCAAGTCGGTGGATATCGACATCGTCAAGGGCAAGCGCAAGATGGCGCCGTTCGTCCACCCTCGCCTGCCTGGCAGCGTGTCGTTGCGTGACGGCTTCCGTACCGACACCTACACGCCGCCGTACATCCAACCAAAGCGCGAGACCACTGCCGAACTGGTGCTCAAGCGTTCTGCAGGCAATAGCCCTTATTCCCCACGTACACCGCTGGAGCGCGCCGGCAACCTGCTGGGCAAGGATTTGCGCGACCTTGATGATGAGATCCTGCGCCGTGAAGAGTGGATGTGCGCCCGGGCGCTGACGACCGGCCAGGTGCGGGTAGTGGGGGATGGCGTAGACGATACCATCGACTTCCTCATGGAGGACGATCACAAAATCACGTTGGGCACTGGCAAATGGAACAGTGAAGGCGCTGACCCGATCGGCAACCTGCGGACGTGGAAGCGCAAGATCGCCAAGGACTCCGGGCGTACAGCCAACGTTGCTGCACTGAGTGGTGAGGCGCTGGATGCATTCCAATCCAGCAGCATGGTGATGAAGCAGCTCAATACCCGCCGTGTCGACATGGGTTTGATCAAGCCCGAGACCCTGCCGGATGGCGTGACGTACCTCGGTTACCTCAATGACCCAGGCGTCGATCTCTACGGGTACGACGAGTGGTATCTGGACGATGACGAGGATGAACAACCCATGATCCCCAGTGGCGGTTTAATCCTCGGTGCAACCTCGACCCGCAATGCGATGTTGTACGGTGCGATTCAGGACCTTGATGCGATTGAGAGCGGCCTTGTGGAAGCGGTCCGATTTCCCAAAAGCTGGGTCACTCCGGAGCCAAGCGCACGCTGGTTGAAGCTACAAAGCGCAGTGTTGGCTGGCTTGCTGGAGCCTGACGCCTTCATCTACGCCAAGGTGGTGTGACATGGCCAGGAAAGTCGAATACATCGTCATCGACGGCTGCATTCAGGACGGGCGCAAGGTCACCGTCAAAGGCGAGCTGTACAGCCCGGCCAGTAAAGAGCAAGCCGAGGAACTGGTAGCCGAGGGCAAGATCGCGCTGCTGAGCGATCCGATCGCACGGCTGCTGCTCGCGGGCGCCTCGAATTCAGAGTCCGAAGAGGATGAATAGCCATGAGCTTTCGCGAACTGGTGAGCGACATGGACGCCCAGGTACTCGACGACCTGGGTGATGAGGGCTTGATCGAGGGCCGGCCCGTTATGGGGTTCTTTGCGGTCCCCTGGCTGGAGCCCAAGCTGGGGCGACTCAACACCGGCCTGCGAGAGCCCGAGTTCACTATTCGGGTTGAGGATGCGGCCGGAGTCGAGCAGCGTCAGACGGTAGTTATGGATTTGCCTCAGCAGGATGGTGGGGGGACATACACGATCGTCGAACTCAAGCCAGATGGCACAGGCTGGATTGCTTTGATCCTGAGGGGTGTCTGATGAGCGTTGGTAACTACGCTAAGCAGGCTGCCGACAGCGGCATGATCACCTTGCAGCCCTCAAGCGCGGACTTGAAAGCCTTCACTGAGTTCGCCGCCGTTGTCCCAAAGGCTGCGGCGGCGGCTCAACGGCGAGCCATTAACAAGACCCTCCGCTGGTTGGTCACCCACATCTCGCGGGCGGTTGGGCGGCAGGAACGAATCGCGCTGTCCGCTGTACGGCAACGGTTGCGCGCCTTCCCGATCGACAGCACCGGCCAGGGCAAACTCTGGTTTGGCATCAACCCATTGGACTCAAGCCGCATTGGTCGACCTCGTCAGGGACAGGCTGGTGTATCCGTGGCCGGTCGGCGCTATCAGGGCGCTTTCTTCAAGAAAGTGTATGGCAGCAACGCGGATATCTGGATCCGTACCGGCAGCAAGCACTTCAGGGCGTCTGACTATCCGAACAGTGATGTGTCGGGCGCTGGCGGGCTCAGCAGCGGGTGGGTGTCGGAAAACGACAATCGGTTCCCCCTGGTCAAAGCCAAGGTTTCACTTGAAGACGTGAGGCCGCTGTTCGAGGAGTGGGTTGCTCGGGCGGGTGAGCGTTTGCTGGAGATCTTGCAACAGGAGCTCAACTTTGAACTACAGAAGTATTTGAAGGGGAGCAGGTCGTGAATGAAGAAAATTTCACCCTTGATCTGCTGTACGCCGCGATCGAACAGCACATCGCTGATGCCGTATCCGGGCTCAACTATGTTGGCACCATGCCGGACCTGCGTGAGCGGATCGATGTGCCGGCGGTGGTGATTGAGCTGGGAGAGCTGGAGCCTGGGCTTGACCAGGGAACCGGTGAGACTGCGTTGGTAGCGCGTTTGGAGGCCCGTGTCATTGTCGGTTCGGAGCGTGATCAGTGCCAGCAACAGGCAGCCTTTGCAGCAGCGCAAATTGCGGTGCTGCTGCGCACGCAGACCTGGGGGCTTGAAGTTGGACAGGCTGAGTTTGTGCGGTGTGCTCAGGACTGGACGCGCCCGGAGCTGGACGGTTACGCGGTCTGGGTCGTGGAGTGGAACCAGCCTATTTGGTTGGGCAAGCAGGAGTGGCCATGGCCCACCCAGCCGCCGGGCACGCTGGTGTTCCGGGTTGGGCCAGATGCCGAAAGTATCGAGCCGGAGGAACTTTAATGAGCTACGCAAGCGCACAGCATGACCGCATGCTGGCCTGCCTGGTCATGCCCTGCGCCGTGGTTGGGGTCGATCTGGCTGCTGCGATGGTGCGCGTATCTGACGGTGCTGGCTGGACCAGCGCCTGGGTGCGCTGGCATAGCCAGGCGGCGGGCAAGGCGCGGCACTGGCGGGCGCCGAGCCTGGGCGAGCAGGGCGCGCTGATCAGTCCCAGTGGCGAGCCGGCGCAGGGTACGTTCGTGCCCGGCCTGTATGGCAATGCCGGCGCACAACCGGATAACCGCGATCACGTCGAGGTGTGGCGCTTCGACGATGGCGGCTCGCTGGTCTACGACTGGCAGGCCAAGAGCTACACCATCGACCTGCCCAGCGGCACGGCCACGGTCAAGGTGGGCGGCACCGAGGCGGTACTGACCGACGACGCGATCACCGCCAAGACGGTCAATGCCACGGTGCATGCCAGCAACGTGACGGTACAGGCCGCCAACATCACATTGGCGGGCGAAGTGCAAATCACCGGTGCGTTACGCGTAACGGGCGATATCAACGGTGGCGGCAAGATCATCGACACCGGCGGCAACACCGCCAATCACAAGCACTGACACCAGCCCGCCCCGCGCGGGCTTTTTTGAGCCTGGAGAAGACTATGGCCGTAGCAAAGAAAACCGCCCCGGAGGCGCTGCCCGGCGCGTCTGTGGCGTTTCGCGATACTCGCTTTACCTCGCGCACGTTGATCCTGCCGGACGGGCGGGAGCTGCCTGTGGCGCAGGCCCGTGTGGTGATCGGCACCGATGACACGGTTGCCCTGGAGTACCTGATGGGCCACCCGGACCTGCAGCAGGAGTAATCCCGTGATCGGACTGGATCGCCGCACCGGGCTGGCACTGTCGGGCATCGAGCACCTTCGCCAGTCCATAGAAGACATTCTGACCACACCGCTTGGCAGCCGGCGCATGCGGCCTGACTACGGCAGCAAGCTGCGCCGCTTTGTCGATCTGCCGGTCAACGACGGGTGGAAAAGTGCGGTACAGGCTGAGGTGGCCCGCTCGCTGAGCCGCTGGGAGCCGCGTTTGAAGCTTGAGCGCGTGCGCGTGGTGGCTGTACTGGGCGGCCAGATCACCCTGCAACTGACCGGGCAGTACCTGGGCGACAGCCAACTGCTGGAGGTGACGGCATGAGTACCGTGGATTTGTCGGTGCTGCCCGCGCCGCAGGTGCTGGAAGACCTCGACTTCGAGGACATCTTCCAGGATGACCTGGCGGCCTTTCGGTCGCACATGGGCGAGAACTGGGACGCGCTGCTAGAGAGTGACCCGGTGACCAAGCTGCTGGAGGTCGGCGCGTATCGCAAGCTGGGCAACCGGGCGCGGGTGAACGACGCGGCCAAGGCCCTCCTGCTGGCCTTCGCCAAGGGGGCCGACCTCGATCACCTTGCGGCCAACGTACGGCTCAAGCGGCTGGTGGTGCAGGCCGAGGATCTGGTGGCGGTACCGCCAGTGGCCGAAGTGCTCGAGGAGGACGACGCCCTGCGCGAGCGGGTCCAGCTGGTGTACGAAGGGCTGACCACGGCCGGCCCGCGCAATAGCTACATCCTGCACGCACGTAATGCCTCGGGCCTGGTGGCCGACGCCACGGCCGAAAGCCCGGCCCCGGCGGTGGTGGATGTGACGGTGCTGAGCCTGGAGGGCACTGGGGTGGCCAGCACCGAGCTGCTGGCCGAGGTGGCCGCGCACCTGAATGACGACGACGTGCGGCCGGTAGCGGATCGGTTGAACGTGCGCAGCGCTGAGGTGATCCCGTACCGAATCGATGCGGTGCTGTACCTGGCCGGTACCGGGCCGGAAAACGAGGCGACCCTGGCCGAGTGTCAGCGGCGCCTGCAGGCGTGGATCAACCCACGGCGCCGCCTCGGCGTGGAGGTCTCGCGCTCGGCCGTCGATGCGCAGTTGCACATCAGCGGGGTGGGGCGGGTGGAGTTGCTGGACTGGACGGATATTCGCCCGACGAAGGCCCAGGCGGCCTGGTGCACGGGTTTCGAACTGACGCGGGGAGGCTGACATGCAAAGCCTCCTGCCGCTCAACAGCACGCCGCTGGAGCGGGCTGTTGAGGCTGCATCCGTCGAAGACCTGCAGATTGCCCTGCGCACGCTCTACAACCCCGACACCTGCCCGGCCCACCTGCTGTACCAGCTGGCCTGGGCCTGGTCGGTCGACCGCTGGGATGAAACATGGTCTGAGGCGGTCAAGCGCTCGGTGATCCGCTCTGCGTTCTACATCCATGCCCACAAGGGCACCATCGGCGCGCTGCGCCGGGTGGTCGAGCCGTTCGGCTACCTGATCGAGGTGGTCGAGTGGTTCCAGACGGTGCCCGAGGGCGTGCCTGGCACGTTCGCGCTCAAGGTCGGCGTGTCCGACGAGGGAATCAGCGAAGAGACCTACCGCGAGCTGAGCGCGCTGATCGACGACGCCCGGCCAGTCAGCCGGCACATGACCGGCCTGGCCATCAGCTTGGAAACGGCCGGGGCCGTGTGCTTCGGCGCTGCGCTCTATGACGGTGACGAGCTTGATATCTACCCGCCTGCGCCGCGTGACATTGAGGTCACGGGCTCGATTGGGCGTGGTGGACGCGAGCACACCATTGACTACCTGGACATTTACTAATGGTTGATCAGACTTCCCAGTTTTACGCGATCCTGACCAAGGTCGGCGCCGCGAAGCAGGCCAATGCGGATGCCTTGGGCATTCCGTGGAAAATCACGCAGATGGCGGTCGGTGATGCCAACCCGGGTGGGCTCGACAATCCGCCGCTGCCGATGCCCGACGCGAGCTGGACAAGCCTTCTGAACGAGTGGCGCCGGGCGCCGCTCAACCAGCTCAAGGTCGACGAGCGCGATAGTGCGGTCATCGTCGCCGAGCAGGTGATTCCTGCCGAGATTGGCGGGCGCTGGATTCGCGAGGTGGGGCTGTATGACGCCGACGGCGACCTGGTGGCGGTGGCCAACTGTGCACCGACCTACAAGCCGCTGCTTAGCCAAGGTTCGGGCCGCACCCAGGTGGTGCGCATGAATCTGGTAGTCAGCAGCTCCAGCAACGTGGTGCTCAAGATTGACCCGAGCGTGGTGCTGGCGACCCGCGAGTGGGTGACCGAGGAGCTGGCCCGGCAGGACTTCAAGCATTCTGTGCTCGTCGCGACGACCGCCGCTATCACCTTGAGCGGCCTGCAGACGGTGGACGGCGTTGCGCTGACGGCCGGGGCGCGGGTGCTGGTGAAGAATCAGGCCTCGGCCAAGGATAACGGCCTGTACCTGGTTGCAAGTGGCGCCTGGACGCGCTGCACGGATGCGGATACCAGCGCCAAGGTCACGCCAGGCCTGTTGGTCCTGGTGGAGCGGGGCACGGCCAACGGTGACAGCGCCTGGCAACTGATCACGGATGCACCCATTACCCTGGGCGTCACGGCGCTGGCCTTCGAAATGGCCTTCGGGCGCAGTGGGGTCGCCGCCGGTACCTATCGCAGCGTCAAGGTGGATACCTACGGCCGCGTCGTCGCTGCGACGAATCCGACCACATTGACCGGCTATGGCATCACGGACGCCTACACCAAGACCGAGGTCGAGGCGATGATCGCTGAGGCTTCGGCGATGCCGGTGGGGTTCATGGCGGCGTTACCGGTAAACAAGATCCCACCGGGCTGGCTGGAGGTCGACGGCAGCGCCAAGAGCATTGCGGCCTACCCTGACCTGGCCGCGTTCCTCGGTGGGGCCTTCAACAACGGCACCGAGCCGGCGGGCTACTTCCGTTTGCCGGAGTCGCGCGGCGAGTTTCTGCGCGGCTGGGATCATGGACGTGGGATTGATGCCGGTCGCGAGTTGGGCAGCTGGCAAAAAGGTTCTGTGCACAGCTTCGACATTGGTCCTGCCGTTGGCTCGGTTGCTGACCGTTCGGGTGCTACAACAGCAACTGATGCGCGCAGCGGTCTTGGGTATGACGCTGGCGAGCGCGCCGACTACACGTTGGCTCAGACGGTTTCAGTAGCTGGCAGCAACGTAACCGGAATTACCGATACCAGTGAAATTGCATGGGGTGCTACACGGCCGCGCAACGTCGCAGTCATGTTGTGCATCAAGGCCTGGAACGCGCCGATCAATCAGGGAAACATCGATATTGCGGCGCTGGTTGCGTTGGCGGGGCAGGCGACTGAGGCCAGCCTGGGGACGGCAAGAATCGCGACCCAGGCGCAAGTTGATGCGGGCGTGGCGGATGACGTGATTGTCACGCCCAAGAAACTTGCCAATGGTGTATTGATCAGCCCAGGAGTAAACGGATTCGAAGTCAGACCGAAATGGCTTGGCGGTGGCATCAAGCAGTGGGGGCGAGTAACCCTGACGAAAGATGATCAAGCCGTATCCTTTCCGATGGAGTTTCCGAACAGCGTTAGGACAATCCATGTCACGCCAGTTTCGACAAGTGAGCGGCACCACGGTCTATGGCTGCCGTCTCGTACCGGATTCGCTGCCCAAGGTTTTTTGTATGGCGGCCACACCGTAGACGGGAATGGGTTTTTCAAGGTGGCGACGGGCGCGCTTGAGATTATGTGGTTTGCGGAGGGAGATTGATCATGCTCACACGTTTTTACTCGCAGTCCACTGGCTGCACATACATGCCTGAGATTCACGACACCATGCCGGACGATGCTGTGCAGATCAGTGAGCAGATCTATCACGACGTGATCGCCAACCCTGCGCAAGGGATGATTCGCAGCCATGACGCCGAAGGTCGGCCAATCCTGGTCGCTCCGCCAGAATCATCACTGAGCCCCGATGAGCTATTCGCCTATGAGCGTGGCTGGCGTGATGGTCAGGTCAATAGCACCGAGTGGCTGGTGAATCGCCATCGCGACGAGCAAGACATGCAGTTGACCACCACGCTGCAGGCCGAGCAGTACGCCGAGCTGCTGCAGTATCGCCAGGCCTTGCGGGATTGGCCCCAGTCGGATCTGTTCCCCGGCATCGAGCACCGGCCATTGCCACCAGCCTGGCTGGCCGACATGACCCCATAGAGCCCCGCACTGTCGGGGTTTTTTCATTCTGGTTTCACCCTTCAAGGCCCTGCACTGCGGGGCCTTCTCGTTTCTGGAGCATTCCCATGAGTGGTTTCTTTCACGGCGTTACCGTAACGAACGTCGACACCGGTACGCGCACCATCGCGCTGCCGTCGTCCTCGATCATCGGCCTGGTCGACACCTTCACCGAAGGCCCGACTGCGACGGCCAAGGCCAACGACCTGGTGATGATCACCAGCGAGCGTGAGGCGGTGGCTGCGTTCGGCGCTGACTCGGCGATCACCAAGGCTTGCCAGGCCATCTACATGCGCGCCAAGGCCGTCATCGTGGCGTGTGGCGTGGCCAAGGTGGCCGATGCGGCCGAGCAGACCTCGGCGATCATCGGCGGCGTACTGGCCGACGGCAAGCGGACCGGCCTGCAGGCGCTGCTCGATGGCAAAAGCCGCTTCAACGCACAGCCGCGGCTGCTGGTGACGCCCAAGCACAGCGCGACCCAGGCGGTCGGTACCGCGCTGGTGGCTCTGGCCGACAAGCTGCGCGGCATCGCGATCATCGACGGCCCGAACACCACCGACGAGGCCGCGCTGGCCTATGCCGAGAACTACGGCGCCAAGCGGGCGTTTCTGGTCGACCCCGGCGTGCGGCAGTGGGACACCGTGACCAGCGCAACAATCGACAGCCCTGCCTCGGCCTGGGTCGCCGGCCTGTTCGCCTGGACCGACAACGAGTACGGCTTTTGGGCCTCGCCGTCGAACAAGGAATTCGTCGGCATCACCGGCACGTCGCGTCCGGTGGAGTTTCTGGACGGCGACGAAACCTGCCGGGCCAACCTGCTCAACAACGCCAATGTCACCACCATCATTCGCGACGATGGCTACCGCCTGTGGGGCAACCGTACCCTGAGCAGCGACCCCAAGTGGGCGTTCGTCACCCGCGTGCGCACGATGGATATCGTGATGGACGCGATCCTGTACGGCCACAAGTGGGCCGTCGACCGCTCGATCACCGCGACCTACGTCAAGGACGTGACCGAGGGCCTGCAGGCGTTTATGCGTGACCTGAAGAACCAAGGCGCGATCATCAATTTCGAGGTGTTCGCCGACACCGAACTGAACACGGCCAGCCAGCTGGAGCAGGGCAAGGTGTACTGGAACATCCGTTTCACCGACGTGCCCCCGGCCGAAAACCCCAACTTCCGCGTGGAAGTCACCAACCAGTGGCTGACCGAAGTCCTCGACGGCGCTGCTTAAGGAGCTGCAAGCATGGCAATGATTCCCGAAACCCTGGCCAACCTGAACCTGTTCGTCGATGGCGTCAGCTTCCAGGGCGATGTGCCCAGCCTGACCCTGCCCAAGCTCACCCTGAAGATGGAAGAGCACCGCGCCGGCGGCATGGATGCGCCCATCGAGCTGGATATGGGCATGGAAAAGCAGGAGGCCGGTTTTACCACGACCGGGGTGCGCCGCGAGTCGCTGAAGTTCTTCGGCCTGGCCGACGGCACCGCGTTCAACGGCACGTTCCGGGGCGCGTTCAAGGGCCTCAAGGGCAAGATCGTCCCGGTCGTCGTGACCCTGCGCGGTGCGCTCAAAGAGGTCGACATGGGCGACTGGAAGCCCGGCGACAAGGCCGAGATCAAGCACAACGTGGCCGTCACTTACTACAAGCTGGAAGTCGAAGGCCGGTTGATCTACGAGATCGATCCGCTCGGCATGAAGCGCGTCATCAACGGCGTCGACCAGCTCGCCGCCCAACGTTCGGCCCTGGGCCTTTAAGGAGTACACCGCATGACCAAGAAAACCCCGAGCTGGATGAACCTTCAGGCCGACCGCGTTACCGTAACGCTGACCGCCCCAGCCCAAGCAAACAGCGTGAAAGTGGACCGCCTGACCCTGCGTGCACCGACGGTGCGTGACATTCGCGCCGCCCAGGCCGGTGCCGGCGACGAGGAGCAGCGCGAGCTGAACCTGTTCGCCAGCCTCGCCGAGGTCGGCGTACAGGACCTGGAGGGCCTGGCCCTCAAGGACTACACCCGCCTGCAGGCCGGCTATTTTCGCCTGGTGCGCGACGACGAGCTTTGACCCTGCAGTACAGAAGATGGCGGCAAAGCGGCTCGCAAGTGAGCTGAATTTTTCCGCCGCCGAAATCATGGCCATGTCGTTTGCCGACATGGTCTGGTGGCTCACGGATTGAGCCCATTGCTGCGGCACGGGGGGGTAGATGGCCAGCAAATTTGCTTTGGGCCTGGTGATCGGCGGCGCCGTCAGCTCCACGGTGGGTTCGTCGTTCAAGTCGGTTGAAAACCGCATCAAGCAACTGGAGGAAAAGGGCAACAAGGCCAAGGTACTCAAGAACAGCATCGGCGAAACCATCCGCCTGCGCGAAGAATGGAACAAGGCGCATCAAAGCGGTGCGGCCGGTGCTGACAAACTGCTGCAAAAGCTGGAGGGCAACTACAAGAGCCTGAAAGAGCAGGGCGTGCAGTTGCACAAGCTGCGTGCTGAGTATCAGGCCCTGGAGCGTGTCGCCCAGGGCGTCGATTTGCGCATGAAGGGGCGTCAGCAGATCGGCGAGGGCGCCGAGGGCCTGAAAAGCAGCGTGGGCTCGGCCCTCAAGCTGTCGGCCTCGCTCGCAATCCCCACCAAAATCTCGGGCGACTACCAAGCGCAGATCCGGCAGATGGCCCTGTGGGCCCACGTTGCTGGCGAGAACGGCGAGCAGCAGATGGCGGACAAGATCGCCGACGTGGCGGCGAAGGTCGGCATGAGCCAGCAAGCGTTGGCCAGCGCGGTGGGCGGGCTGATCGAAAAGGGGATCGACTGGGAGGAATCGGTGGACTATGCGCCGCTGATCGCCGACCTGGTCGACGGGCAGGGCATGGAAGCCGACACCATCGCCACGCTGTTCAGTGCGTTCAAGGAAGCCGGGGTCAAGAAGGAAGACATGGGCGCGATGCTGGGCCAGGTCGCGGCTGCTGGTGACATTGGTGCGTTCGGCCCCAAGGACATGGCGCGTTACATGCCCAGCCTGCTGGGCACGATCAAGAAGCTGGGCATGGAAGGCCCCGAGGCGGTGCGCTTCCTCGGTGCCAGTCTGCAGTCGCAGTACAAGCAGACGCAGGACTCTGCAGCAGCGGCAACGAACATGAACAACCTGCTCAATGCCGTGATCAGCGGTACGAGCCAGGAACGCTTTGCCAAGCAGGGGATCGACCTGGCCGGGTCTATCGCCGCAGCGGTCAAGAGCGGCAAAGCAGAAAACCCGGTCGATGCGTTCATCAAGCTGAGTGACGTGCTGCTCAAGCGGCAGGACCCCTCCAAAGCTAAAGAGGTCGAGGTACTCAAGAAGCGCATTCAGGAGAGTGCGGACGGCAGCGCCGAGGAAGCCCAGGCGATGGCCTCGCTGCTTGAGTCGGCGGGCCTCGCCGGCATCGTCAGCGATCAGAGCGCAAGTGCCGGCTTGCTTGCGCAGATTAAGTACGGCAACTCGATCAAGGATGACATGGCGTCGATCAAGGAGACCGATGGCCGGGTCAAGATCGAGGAAGACGCGGCCAAGGCGCGGGAGACCTCGAACGCGAAATGGTCCACCGCAACGGCCGCGATGGAAACGTCGATGATCCGCCTGGGCGATGCGATCCGACCGCTGACGGACATGGTCGCCGATGGCCTGGCGACAGTGACCTATGCAGTTGCCGACCTCACGCAAAAATTCCCTGGCGTGGTTGCCGGCATCACTGGCATCGGCGCTGCGTTGATCGCTGCCAAAGCGGCATTCAGCGCCTTCAAGATCGCCAGGGGCGTTACCAACGTTGCGCGTGGCTCGATGATGGGAGATCCGAAACTGGTGCAGCGGGTGTTCGTCACCAACGCGTCGGCAGCAGGTGGCAGCGATGGTGGTGGCGGTGAGGGCAAGCGCGGCGCAAAGAAAGGCGGCAGGAAGCCCGGCCGTGGTGGACCCAGGGGGCCAGGCGTGGGAAACGTGCTCAAGGGCACGGCGGTCATGGCGGTGGTCGGTGCAGGGTTGCAGGTCGCTGACACTTATCAGAACGCAGAGACGCGCAACGAAAAGGCCGAAGGCTATGGCGAAGCGGCTGGTGGTCTGGCTGGCACGCTGGCCGGCGCTGCAGCAGGTGCCGCCCTGGGGTCGATCGTTCCGGGCATCGGCACGGCGGTTGGCGGCATCATCGGCGGCATTCTCGGATCTATGGGCGGTACCGCTGCCGGCGGCGCCTTGGGGCTCTCGCTGTTCGGTGAGAGTGAAAAGCCTGCTGCCGCAGGCAAGCCATCACCGTTGCTGCCGACAGCGATGCCTGGGCCGTCTGTGCCGTCGCTGGCCACGCAGGCGCAGGCGTTCCAGCCGGGCGCCGGGATAAAACCCACCGGCATCCTCGCGGGACCGGAGGGCGCTGGAGGCCCGCCGATGGGCCAGGTGGTGCGCTCGATTGCGGTTGCAGCGCCGGCCGCTGCAGCAGCGATCAAGCCTCCTGAGCCGCCCAAGGCCGCGCCGCCAAAGGTCGAGCAGTCGTTCACCTTTGCGCCGCACATGCCGGTGACCGTGCAGGGGGACGTGAAAGATCCCGCCCAGCTTGCCCGTGAACTGGAGCCGCACATGCGCCGCCAGTTCGAGGAAATGAGCCGGCAGGCCGCCGCTCGTCAACTCTACGACAAACCAGACGTTTAGGAGGGCCTATGGCCTACATGGATCAACTGCAATCGGGTATGCGGTCGCTGGTGGCCGCAGGGGAGGCAGGGCGGCGCAGCGCCGACGATATGCTGGGGCCGCTCAACGGCGCGATCAGCGATATCAGCGGGGCCGCGTCGGAGCTGGAAGGCATCCCCTTTGTGGGGCCCGCCCTGGGCGCGAAGCTGCAGCGCACGATGCGCGGCATCACAGCGGCGCAGGCCAAGGTTGGCCAGGTGGCGGCGGTGTACAGCCAGGCGGTCAGTGCCGCCGCCCAGGTGCAGGAACGCCTCGGTACGCTCAAGGAGCAGGCGAGCAAGGCCAGCACGGCGATCAACCGCGTGGCCGGCAAGGTAAGCCCGTCGCTGGGTAACATCCTGCCCACGGGGGCCCTGGCACCTGATGCGACGCCAGAGCCCGAGGCGGTGAAGCCGTTCCCGCACCTGCTGATCATCCAGCCGTTGCGGCCAGAGGCGCAGCCGTACTACTTCAATCTCGACACCGCCGCGTTCGACGAGCTGCGGCGGCAGACCGGGTTTCGCTGGGCTGGCCAGGAACGCCTCACGAGAAGCATCGCCCAGCAGGCGGTGGGCCTGGGCGATGACAAGATCACGCTCAAGGGCGCGGTATTCCCTACGTTCCGGGGTGGGCTCGGCCAGTTACAGACGCTGCGCAGCATTGGCCGGCAGCTGCAGCCGCTGAACCTGACCACCGGCTATGGCGAGGTGCTGGGCACCTGGTGCCTGACCAGTATCGAGGAAGACCAGAGCAACCTGCTGGCCGGCGGCATCCCGCGCAAACAAAGCTTTTCACTGGAGTTTGTGAGCTATGGCAACGACCTGCAGAACGTCTGACGGGGATCTGCTCGACACCCTTTGCCAGCACTACTACGGGCATTTGAACGGCAGCGTCGAGGCCGTGCTGGATTCCAATCAAGGGCTGGCCGACGAGCCTCAACCCTTTCGCGCCGGGGTGCTGATCCTGCTGCCTGACATGCCGCCGGCAGCCGATGCGTCGGTGGGCTTGTGGGAGTGATCCCCGGTGCCCGCATCACCACAGAACCCCGCCTGGTGCGGGGTTTGTTATTTCTGGAGCATGAGCATGCAACCTGTTTTTCGCATCGTGGCGGACGGCAAGGACATTACCGCCCTGATCAACGACCGCCTGCTGACCCTGCGCACCTCGGACAAGCCCGGCATGGAGTCGGACGAGTTCGAGCTGCGCATCGATGACCGGGATCGCGCAGTCACGCTGCCGAGCCGTGGCGCCCGCATCGAGGTCTACCTGGGCTATGCCGGCCGCGCCTTGGCGCGGCTGGGGCGGTACACGGTGGACGAAGTGGTGTTCACTGGCCCGCCGGACTCGATCGAGATTCGCGGCAAGGCCAGCGACATGCGCGGTACCGGCAAGACCACGCGCAGCGGCAGTTGGGAGAGTGTGCCGTTACAGCAGATCGTGCGTGACATCGCGGCGCGCAATGGCTGGCAGCCGGTGTGCCCGGTGAACACGAAAGTTCCGCGTGCCGACCAGCTCAACGAATCGGACTTCAACTTCATCACTCGGCTGGCAAAGCAGTACGACTGCACTGCAAAAGTAGGCGACGGCAAGCTGCTTGTACTGCCGCGCCAAGCCGGCCAGAGCGCGAGCGGCAAAGCGCTGGGCGTGGTCACGATCAATCGCGCTGACGTAAGTCGCTTCCAGTTCCGTCTCGGCGACAAGAGCACGCAGAAGGCGGTGCAGACGAAGCATCAGAATAAAAAGACCGGAAAGCTAGAAGTGGTCGAACTGGGCAACGACGAAGCCCCGGCCGGCCTGCCTCCCGTGCACACCGACCGGCATATCTACCCCAACAAATCGGCCGCCGAGCAGGCCGCCAAGGCGCGGCTGGCAGCGTTCAACCGCAGCACTGCGGGCGTGCGGCTGGAAATGGTCGGCCGTACCGACCTGTTCGCCGAGGTCACGATCAACGCCCAGGGCTTCAAGGCAGGCCTCGATGGTGAGTACCTGGTCGAGTCGGTCGAGCAGACGTTCACCCAATCTGGCTGGAGCACCAGTGTTGAGTGCAACGGCGGTAAGAAGGGCAAGGCCAAGGCCAAAGGCAAGACGACGAAGAAAGTGGCAAAGCCCGTGAAAGTGGTGGAGCTGTAACCCCATCGGCCGCTGAGCGGTCATTGCTGGAGAAAAACTGCATGTCCATTACCGTGCAGCAACTGCTGCAAATCCTCCCCAACGCCGGCCAGAAAGCCGGCGTTTTTGTTCCTCCTCTCAATGCGGCGATGGGTAAGTACGCCGTGATCACGCGCCTGCGCATCGCGGCCTTCATCGCGCAGATCGGGCACGAGTCTGGCCAACTGCGTTACGTGCGCGAGCTGGGCAGTGATACCTACCTGTCGAGGTACGACACCGGCAAGCTGGCAAAGGCGCTGGGTAACACGCCCGAGGCAGACGGTGACGGGCAGAAGTACCGGGGCAGGGGGCTTATCCAAGTTACCGGCCGGGCGAATTACCGCGACTGCAGCGAAGCCTTGTTCGGCGACAGCCGATTGCTTGTGACACCCGAGCTGCTTGAGCATCCGGTGTATGCCGCGATGTCGGCAGCGTGGTTCTGGCATCGGGCTGGGCTGAACACGCTCGCCGACCAGGGAGACTTCGAAAAGATCACCCGCAAGATCAATGGCGGGCTGAACGGCTGGGAGGATCGCCAGAAGCTGTACGCCCGCGCTCTTGAGGTGCTGCAGTGAAAGCGTTGGCGTGGCGTCTAGCGGCGTTGGCGCTGCTGCTCGGGCTTGCGCTGGGTGGTCGGTTGGCCTGGCTTTGGCAGGCGAACAGCTACGGCAAGCAGCTCGCGGATCAATCCACGGCCCATGCAACAGACCGTGAGGCTGCAGCAGCGGCGGCGATCGAGCGCCTTGAGTTCGAGCAGACCGAGCGCCGGGCATTGGAGGATCGCCTGCAGGCGATCGATGAAACTCATTACAAGGAACTACGTGATGCACAACAGGCCCAGGCTCGCCTGCGCGACCGCCTTGCTACTGCTGATGTGCGGTTGTCAGTCTTACTCGCCAACCCCGCCCAGGGTCGTGACTGTGGGGTGTCAGCTACCACCGGCACCGCAGGCGTGGTGGCTGGAAGCGAGAGAGCCGAACTTGACCCGGCGCATGCTCGAAGAATTGTCAGCATCACCCAGGACGGCGATCAAGGATTGATTGCCCTGAAGGCCTGTCAGGCCTACGTGCGTGAGATCGCACGATGAAGTGAAAAGGAGCGGGCCGGGCGGATGCGCCAACATCCGCCTGACCCACTCAACCCGCAGACCAATCCTGCAAGTCAAGCCAAGGCTCCTGCTCTGTGCACAAAGCGCGGCGAGCCTACCACTGAAACTCCATTCACAAAAGACTTGCTAATAATGACCTCTCCCATCATCCCCTGGATGGGCGGCAAACGCCGCCTGGCCGACCGCTTGATCCCCCTCTTTCCCCCGCACGAATGCTACGTCGAAGTCTTCGCCGGTGGCGCCGCGCTGTTTTTCATGCGCCCCCAGCCCGCACCGGTCGAAGTGCTCAACGACCTGAACGGTGACCTGGTCACGCTCTACCGGGTGGTGCAGAACCACCTCGAGGAGTTCGTCCGCCAGTTCAAGTGGGCGCTCAGCTCGCGGCAGATCTTCGAGTGGCAGAAGATGACCCGCCCTGAAACGCTGACGGACATCCAGCGCGCCGCCCGGTTCTTCTACCTGCAGCAGCATGCCTTCGGTGGCAAGGTCTCAGGGCAGACCTTCGGTACCGCGACGACCGGCCCGGCCATCAACCTGCTGCGCATCGAGGAGAACTTGTCTGCCGCATGGCAGCGGCTCGCCGGCACATATGTCGAGAACCTGTCCTGGCAGGACTGCGCCGAGCGCTACGATCGAGCGCACACCTTCCACTACATGGACCCGCCGTATTGGCAGACCGCCGGCTACGGCCTCGACTTTCCCTTTGAGAACTACGAGCAGATGGCCGCGTTTATGCGGCGCTGCAAGGGCAGGGTGATGGTCAGCATCAACGACCACCCGGACATTCGACGCGTCTTCGAGGGCTTCCACTTCGAAACCCTGGATATCCGGTACACCACAGCTAATCAGCGGCAAGGCAAAGCCGACGTAACGGGTGAGTTGGTTATCATGAACTGGACGCCTGCTGAACTTGGTGGCTTGTTTTAATTTCGAATCAGCCTCTGAATCAGTCTTACGATTTCGATAGCTAAGATGAGGGATAGTTCTACGATCATATAATTCTCCAGGCTGAGATTGTCCGCCCGGCGGTTTTGATTTTCGCCGGGTGAGATTTTCTTAAGTTTGCCCGGAGATTAAATAGGCAGGCGTGGCGCACTGTCAATGCTCTTCAGGTTTTTTCTGAGAGGTCACTCGCGAGGCCGCAGCCCGCCGTTGTCAAGGGTTTTGGGGTTACGTAGTTTCTCGGTTACTTGAGTTTCGAGACCAGTAACTTAGCAATTTTGCGTGAGTTACGCAGATTGGTTAGGTTGGTAGTGGTTAAGTTTGCGGGTAGTAACTGATACTTCTGGTTGTCTTTAGATATCTAACTAATGTTGATTGGGTATCTTATACAGGCCTTATGGATATTCTTTTGATATCCCTAGGTTGACGGCATTTAGGAATGGCGCGCTTGCGTGATTTGTGCATTGGCATCTACCCAATGCTCGCTTTCGGAGTAATCAGGCTTGAGCCTTGGTTCCGAACGTTGCCCACGGCGGTGTCCACCGGAAACCATTCAAATACCTCTGAGGCCTCGCCAAGGTTGAGCGCCATTTGCTCGGCATGTCCTGTGCTGGTAGACGATGCCAGCCATTCTCTCGCCAGCTCAGGTGACCACACTATCGGGCGTCGATCGTGCACGTCGACCATACCGCCGGCGCTGTCTGCAGTGATGATGACGAATCCGTCATGCTCGCTGGGTTCGTTGCTGAACTGACCGATACCGGCACACAGGCATGGCCGGCCGTCGCGGCGCCTGATCAGGTACGGCTGTTTTTTCGGCCCACCTTCATCCACCCATTCAAACCAGTTATCGATCGGCACGATGGCTCTACGCGGCCATATCGCCCGAAAGAACGGGCCGTGTGCAACCTTCTCCACCCTGGCATTGATCGGTGCCGCTCGATCCTGGGCCCAGTGCGGTCGCCATCCCCAGCGCACGAGATCCGCGTGCAGCTTTTCCTTTTCCAGCCGCAGCACAGCAACGCGCGTCGTTGGCGCGACGTTGTAGCGTTCCAGCGGCTGGTCGCCAACGCTATTCAGTAGCGGATAGGGCATGCTCAGGGCGTCCACGAAGTCGTGGATACCGTGGTACTGGCTCAATCTTCCGCACATTTTGACTCCCGCCTATCAGAAATCCCCTACAGAGAAATTGACCGCAAGGCTCGCAGAACGTTAACTGTACATTCGTACAGTATTTTCGGAAGTCGTGCGTCATGAGCTATTCAATCATAGGCCCAATCGCCGAAGGCGGCCTGAAGCTGCCCCTCTGCCTGTTCCACGTGCCGGCCGGGTTCCCGTCGCCGGCGGCCGATCACATCGAGGCGCACATCTCTCTGGACGAGGTGCTCAACATCCGGGCGCCCCACGTCTACCTGGTATCTATCACTGGCGAGAGCATGCAGGGCGCCGGCATCTTCGACGGTGACCTCGCTGTAGTCGATCGCTCGCTCGAGCCAGTGCACGGGCACATCGTCGTGGCCCTGCTGAACAATGACCCGGTATGCAAGCGCCTGTGCATTCGTGGCAAGGACGTGATCCTGCTATCCGAGAACCCCAAATACCCACCGCGTTACGTGCTGGAAGGGGACGAGCTGTCGATCTGGGGCGTGATCATCGGCAGCGTGCGCAGCCATGTCTAACGCGCCGGTGTTCGCCCTGGTCGATTGCAACTCGTTCTACGCATCGTGTGAGCGCGTGTTCCGCCCGGACCTGGCCAAGATCCCCATCGTCGTGCTGAGCAACAACGATGGCTGCGTCATTGCACGCAGCTACGACGCCAAGCCCTTCGTGAAGATGGGCGAGCCGTACTTCCAGATCAAGCACAAGCTCAAGCAGCACGGCATCGTGGCGTTCTCGTCCAACTACGCGCTGTACGGCGACATGAGCGAGCGGGTGATGACGCTGATCGAGTCGATGGTGCCGGCGGTCGAGGTGTACAGCATCGACGAGGCCTTCGCCGATCTGACGGGGATGGCTGACCTGGACCAGCTCGGCCGGTGCATCCGCGCCCAGGTGCTGCGCTGCACCGGCATCCCGGTCGGCGTCGGTATCGCCGGCACCAAGACCCTGGCCAAGCTGGCCAACCACACGGCCAAGCGCCTGCAGGTGCAGACCGGTGGCGTGGTCAACATCTGCGACCCGTTCAAGCGCGACTGGGTGCTCAGGAATACGGCGGTGAGCGAGGTGTGGGGCGTCGGCCGGCGGATGAATGCTTATTTCGAAGGGATGGGTATCAAGACCGCGATGGACCTGGCCAAGGCCGACCCGTGGATGTTGCGCAAGAAGTTCAGTGTGGTGGTCGAGAAGACTGCACGTGAGCTGGCCGGTACGCCTTGCCTGGAGCTAGATGAGCCAGATCCCCCGAAGCAGGAGATCTGCTGCAGCCGGATGTTCGGCAAGCGCCTGCAGGAGCTGCCGCCGATCAAGGAAGCGGTGGCCACCTACATGATGCGTGCCTCCGAGAAGCTGCGCGCCCAGGGTTCAGTGTGCAAGAAGGTGCGCGTCAGTATCCGCACCGGCATGTTCAATCCCGATGAAGCCAAGTACGCCAACGGTGTGATTATTGATCTACCGTACCCAACGGATGATGTTCGCTTGCTGACCAAGGCGGCAGGCGCTGCGCTCGATCGAGTGTTTCGGCCTGGATTCAAATACAGCAAGGCCGAGGTACTGCTGATGGGGCTCTGTCAGCGCGGGGAGTACACCGACGATCTCTTCGCCGCTGCCCAGCCGGCTGAGGCTACCCGGGTAATGACAGTCTTGGATGAGATCAATAGTCGATGGGGGAGGGGGACATTGCGTGCAGCTAGCGTTCCAACTGACCCCAGCTGGGGCATGCGGCGAGAAATGATGAGTCGGAGCTTTACGACTCGCCTCGATCAGTTGTGGCGAGTTGACTGTAATTAGCCTGACCTGGGTGTGATTTGCGCTGGGGCAAAAATGGGGCAAATCATATGCCATTCTATGCCTTCCAATGCCCCCTCAGTCACATCTGCACTTGTTCGAAATAGGCGCCAAAGCCCGTGTACTGGGCTTTGGCGCCTTTTTAGCTTAATACTCCAGCACAATCGGGGTGTGTGGTGATAAGGTCTGCGCGCCAAAACCATCACTGTATTGTCCAAGGATTGAAGATGATCGTTATAGAGGTTACGCCTGCTCCTGTGTCTGAGCCCATCGTCGAGCAGGTATTGGATTTGGTCTCAGACAATACAACCGACCTGGCAATGGCCCACCCGCCGAAGTCGCACCCTTTGTTCAGTGCCTTTCGATTGCTGCTCGTCACCGAGGTGCGCATGTACCTGTCTTGGCAGGTTCCCTCGCAAATGGAGTTGGTCACAGCGACTGAAAATGGCAAGGTCCTAGGCTTCGCCCTCTGCGGTTTTTCACCAAGCGGTGAGTGTGGCATCTACTACATGGCAGTCACGAGGCTCAGGAGAGAACAAGGGATCATGAGCATGATGGTTCGTGATGTCGTCGCTAGGCATTCAATGGTCAGTCTGTCCTGTGACGTGCAGCTTGTGCCCAGGTATGAGCGGTATGGATTTGTGGCCCAAGAGCTGCGCAAGCACCAGGTAGTGATGGTGATCGGAAATCCTATAGAAGAGACTCCGATCCTCGATCCTGACTCGCTGATGCGCCTGCCTGAGGTTCTTCAGGAACAGTATGAGGCGTCTGAGCGATCGACAGAGCATGCTGTCAATCAGGCGAACAAGATGATGAAGAAGAATCTCAGGGCGGCAGAGGCAAGGGCTAAGCAGTATTTTCAGCAGCGGTTGCGTAAGCAGGGATAGCAGTCTGTCGTTAGGGCAATTTTAGGGCAGATTTGAGGCCGTCATAGGCCACATTAGGCCGATGGCACATCGGTCTAGCCCCGAATTGTCTGGTCTATCGTGGCCTGCGCGACGGTCTGGGCTGGTTCAAATCCCTATGTACTTGGTGCACTCGGCTTCTGTTGCTAAACGGGAAGGTCTGTTGATGGCCGTAGCGTGGAGCAAAAATGGGGCAAACCGACCGCCATTCTATGCCCCTCTATGCCCTTTGAACGATTTGCCAGCAGACATAAAAAAGCGCCCAAGCCCTTTGTATACGGAGCTTGTGCGATTTTTTGCGTTAATACTCCATCACAATCGGAGTATGTGCGGATATGGTTAAGTATTGCTCAAGTGGGGGCAATCACCCAGGAGCGCTTCTGATAGCGTCGTCCGATGTAGTTCATAAAGGGGCGTATTGCAATCTCAGAATCACCGATGATGTGTACCATCGCTTGACTCGCTACTTTAGTATTGAGTTCTGCTACCGTGGCCTCATTAACTCTATTTTTACCCTGCATGAACCGTTCGGAGTCACAGATGATGTAAGCGATTCGCGGCGAGATTGGGTAGTAGAAGTCGGAGTGCTGCGGTTCAACCATCTCTGTCTCTGACACACAGGAGTGCACATTGACGATAGGCTGGTCGGACGTGATAAAAGGCATCTGGGTGTCGTTTACTAGTAATGCATGCCTAGCGGTATGGCGACCTGAGTACAGGCTGAAGCCGAGACTCATCCCGAACATGTAACTCAGGAACCACCAGGCATGGGTCATTGAGTCGACTATTTCATTTTCCATAGCGTTGCGCCGAGGCAAAGCTCGTATCACGCTTTCTCGGAATGTCTTCGTGCGGGAGATCTGGTGACCGAAGAACGCCATGAATTCGATCATGTGCTGCTTATCCAGCAGTACTTCTAGTTGCTCGTCAGCCAGTGCAGCCAACACTGGCAGCGCTTTTTTTTTCGTGTGCTGCGTGGAGGTTTTCCAATAGGTTGCACTTCAGCGCGTGGAGATGCTGTTCAGCCTCTTGATTCTGTTTGCACGACTTACGGTAAATGACTTCAGCCTTCTGCATCATCAGAAAGTCATTAAGGTATGACATGTGCTGCTTGTGGAGGTGGTCTGGGCTTAGTCGGGAGAAGCCTTCAATTACCTTGATGTGTTTACTTGCGAGCGTTGTGATCTTGTAAAAATAATTATCAGCGACAATGGAACGCACGCTGTCGTGGGCAATTTTTCTAGTCTTTTTCGTAGTGTAGAAAACATCTTCCGTGCCATTCCCCCAGCGGCTCAGGTACTTCGCCCAGACGTGATGGTGCCGCTTCTTGGCTTGGAGATATTTGTGCGACATAGGCGTCCGTTCCGTTGGGTGATCGATCCCAAACTCTCAGCCTAAGGGGCTGCTGTCAACCAAAAGGTGGGGCTGGTCTGCTGACTGCTCACCTATAAGCTGTCAGCAACACGCACGCATCTATCTTGAAACGGTCACTCATAGATGGGTATGGTGACTGGAGAGTGGTACAAAAATGGTACGCGGGTTTTTGCGTTGTGCTACAGGCTAAGAGTTAAGGGGGCTTTAGGATAGATCCGTACAATCCATCATTTGCCATGGCGATGAAGAGCGATGCCCATCTCGCATGAGCGATGTGGCCATAGGGGGAGAGGCCTTGCTGGTATGCCGAACCGGCATTAGGTACTCGTAAGGCTCACGGACCAGTTTCCGGCCCAAGAGGCGCGTTTTTGAGAGAGACAGTGGGGGATTTGGCCCAGCAAACACTACGCTGCACCCCCCGCCAACCCCCATGCCTTAGCGCATGGTGATGTTAGCGGTGGAGATCAAACGCTTATCCTGCGGAGTATCAAGAGGTGAGTGTAGATGCCGGCCAATGACAGTCGACAGCTTGTGCAGCGCCCCAAATCCAAGGAGGAGCCGATCCATCCGGGCAGGTAGAGGCCATATCTCGACCCACTTGCTCTGGCGTTCGCATGAACCATTAGCGACGAGCATTGCGCGAACGACCTTCAAATGCACGAATCAGATAGGCCTCAAGCGCTGAAGCCAAGTGGCTGTGCCGCGCCTCGAAGCCTATGGTGTGTATCGAGGTTATGGACTCCCAACCTGGGCGCAGCTTCAACCAGCCCGGGCCGCGCTCCTTGTCCAGGCGGTACACATGTGAGCTCAGCCGGCGTGATATCCCATGATCACAATACAATCCACCCCCTCGGCTGGCGCCCAGGCCGATGTACTCAAGATCGTCCCCGGCAAACAGCGCATAACAGCCCCCCAACTGATAGTTCGGTGCAGACCCCTTGAACTCCCGCCAGGCATGCCAGGCAGGCGGTTGAATGCCGAGCACGTCGGTGTTCCAGTGCATGCCAAAGAACGTTTCGGTTTCAGCTTCAAGCTGAGCCAGGGTGACTGGCTTTCGATCATTCATGCTCTTGATTCCTTTCAATCCGGTTGCGAGGCAAGCGTCGGCTTCCATCTTTGGCGTGCGGCCCCGGGCAGCAGTGTCGACGCTGGCGAAAACATGTGCAATCGCTGCGCTAGCCCATGCAACCACAAAATGGAAAAACACCGAATCGACCCAAGTGGGGTAAGCCAAGGCTGCGGTACTTGTAAGCGAACGCTGTTTGTCCCCTCAAATCTTGATTTCTGATATGTCCGTGCTTTATTGGCTGATGTTTGTCGTCATTGACGATCAAACACTATTTGTCATTACCGAGCCAGGTGCTTGCACGTTCGCTTGAAGGCCTGGGCTCGCGCGTGTTGATAATCAGCTTGGTCAAGGAAATCAAAGGAATGAAACTTTCACCCGCAGCAAAAGGAATTGCACTGGCCCTGGTCGGTTTCTGTTCATCGATACCCGTGGTGCACGCCTGCACGCGGCTGGTTTTTCTTGGAGACAACCAACAGATCATAACGGCACGCTCAATGGACTGGGCGAAGGATGTGGAAACCAACCTGTGGGTGTTCCCCCAGGGCATGAAGCGCCACGGTGAGGCAGGCCCCAATTCGGTTACCTGGACGTCGAAGTACGGCAGTGTCATTGCGTCCGGCTACGATATTTCCACCACCGACGGCATCAACGAAGCCGGGTTGTCTGCAAACCTGCTGTGGCTGGTGGAATCAGAATATCCAGCACTCGAACAGGGCAAGCCAGGGCTCAGTATCTCGGCATGGGCTCAGTACGTATTGGATAACTTCAAGACCGTGGCTGAAGCGGTCGAGGCGCTCAAGGCCGAACCGTTTCATGTGGTGACATCCAAGGTTCCGAACGAAACCCGCCTGGCAACGCTGCACCTTTCAATGTCCGATGCGTCGGGTGATAGCGCAATCGTTGAATATATCGATGGCAAGCAAGTCATTCACCACGACAGAAAATATCAAGTGATGACGAACTCGCCGAAGTTCGACGAGCAGTTGGAAATGTATGCTTATTGGCAAGGCATTGACGGAACACAGATGTTGCCTGGCACCAACCGCTCGCCTGATCGCTTTGCGCGTGCGTCCTTCTACGTAAATGCCGTGCCCAAGCATGAGGATGCGCGGCTGTCACTGGCCAGTGTGTTCAGTGTGATTCGCAACGTCTCGGTGCCGTACGGCATTACAACGCCAGATCAGCCCAATATCTCATCCACGCGCTGGCGGACCGTGGCGGACCATAAACACAAGCAGTATTTTTTCGAGTCCGCAGTCACGCCCAATACGTTCTGGGTTGACTTGAAGAAGCTGGACCTCAGCCAGAAAACCGGCAAGGTGAAAAAGCTGGACCTGGGGCCGAACCAGGCAAACGTGTATGCCGGCGAAGTGTCCGCCCGCTTCGAAGAGTCCGCACCGTTCAAATTCGAGGGGATTTGAATTGCACCAGCGACTTGATCCCTGACATTTACACTCAGGACGCAACAGCGCTCGCCTCGGCAATCATGAGGTCGAGCGCTTTTGTGTGCGTTGAACAAAAGGCGGCTCGGTCATCAGCCTGCCTGTGACAACCCAAATCCCAGACAAAGAAAAGCCCGCGATGGGGGGGAGCGGGCTTAAAGGTTTCTACTAGGAGCTGGGTCAACCATAAGCCTTCGAATGTGAAAGGCTTGTGAAAATTACGGGATTGGTCTGAATGATTGCTATTTCACCGTGCAGGTCCAGCGGTGATTGTGCCGGTAGGGCGCGCGCATGAAGGTGATGTCCGAGACGCGGGTCAGGCCGCGTTTGCGCAGGGCGTCGGTCAGTTGTACGAGTGTCTCTGCTTCGATAGTCAT